AGCCGTTACCATAACATACCGAAACCCAGCTCATACTATCCGTATCTGCTGCGCGTTTTGTCCAGTTTATACCGTCTGGCGATGTCATGACTCTGTTACCTGTTCCGGAGCTTGCAACTGCAACAAACAAGCCGTTACCATAACACACTCTATACCAGCTCATACTATCCGTATCTGCTGCGCGTTTTGTCCAGTTGATTCCTGCGTCTTGTTTAAGTATCCGCTCGCCGCCAGAGCTGTTCCTGTAAGCCAACCGCGTATCTGCTCCGTGATCCACCGCATACAATCTTAGAGTATCCGCGGCTGGTGCGGACGGAGTCGTCATCTCGCTGAGTTCAAGGTAGCCAGAGCCTTTGATGTTGCCTGCGACATCGAGCGGTTCGGTTGGAGTCTTGCCTATGCCTATTCGTGAGTTCGTCGTATCCAACGTCATCACGGGCGTTGTGCCGTCCGCTTTTGTGAGTTGTATTGCGGTCGTGGAATCTGATGCGGGTTTAATAAGCGGTGTCGTGATCGAGCCCGTAAACACAGGGGAGTCTGTCGGAGCCGCCCCCAACGCCGTAAGACCTGCCGCTGCATCCGCTGCCGCAACGAGTCCAAGCCCGAAGTCCGTAATGCTCTTCGCTTCGAGATTTCCAGTACTCGCCCGTGCGGGGAACTTGTTCGCGGCGATGGAGATGTCAACGGGGACAGCGGCTTCTCCGGTAGGATTGCCTTTTATGCTGTTCGCCGCCATCGTACCGCCGCCGCCCTCGATAATTGCGGCGTTAATATTCGATGAGTTCATGTAGTCGCCACGACTTTTGCTCGCGTTGATATACAGCGTTTGCCCGATATAACCCGCCGCAAACGTTATCAGGTTGTACCCACGATATCGCGGATCATAAGCCGATAAGGTATAATCGGTATCCTCTACAAGTAATAATCCGCCGCCGCTCGCTGCCGTTCTAATAGCAAGATCAAACATGTTATCGTGTGAGAATTTTTGCGCCTCGCCCGTTGCTACAATAGAGTGTTCGGGTATTGCCGTCCCTTCGAATAGATAATCTACAAGCATCTTTCACCGCCTTAATTGAGTGCCAGCCAATCGGCTGACGACGAAGTTCCCTTGCTGACGTATACCTTACTGTTGGTTGTGTCAATATACATCTGCCCGATCTTCTCCGGCGTAGCCGACGGGGCTGCTGTTCCAGTAACAAAATCCACCGTTTTGGATAACACGGGCAACTGTACCCAATCCCCGACCGCGTCCGTTTCAACACTCAAAAACAGTTTTTCATCGGTGGAGTTGTACTGCATTTCACCAGTTCGAAACGGGGCTGCCGTTGGATCCTCTTCTCGTAGTCTAAATGTCGCGAATCTATCTGGCGAAAACATCATCGCGGTAGACCCACCACGAATAGTTATAAAGTTTGTAAACGTGAGGTTCGGATCGGCGTACCCAACCCCGTATATCAAGAGTTTTTCGGTGTGTCGTAGCGTAATTGTTATGTCCGATGTTCCCGCTGATTCTTGCTGCAGAATCTCCATACCTTCCGACCACGCGGATCGATCTTTCACACGGTTAACCCAGACAGCGGTCGAGGCTGCCCGTGTAATTGTCAACGTGCTTCCACTTATCGATGCAGTTAAGGCGATTGCGGTGCAAGCTTCAAGCTCGTGTTCTTCTTCATCAATGGTTGTTATCACGTCATTATCCCAGTCTAACACCGCCGAAGCGGGCATATATCCGAGATCAGCGCAATACTTAAACGCATCACCTGATGTTATCTCGCTAATAAGTTCTTTATACTGAAAATATTCAATATCCCCGTAACTATTTTTTCTTATCCACACCTCAACCACCACCTAACAGATGCACGTTTAATTCCACGATTGCTTCTATCGCCGATTTTGTTGCGTCTATCGTATAGTAAGATTGGCTATCGTACGACACCAGACTCGGATAATCGTTTCGCCACTCGCTTGCCCACTTCGACGGCACTGTAAACCAGGGCGAGTCGTATGTCGCACTGGTTGTGTCTCCCCAAGTTATCGAGTAATTAAACTTATACGATTTGTAGTATAACCCGCTTTTCGTCCGCGTGAAGCTATTTACGTTCAGATATGCCGTTCGGTTTCCGGATACCGTGCTGCTGTACACATGGTTTGGCAAGACAAAACTGATCATCTGGGTTTCGTATACCGTCGAACCCCAATTCACCCACATCCAATCAAGGTTTGCGTACAGTTTTAGCAGCGATACGGAGTTTGCCCCACCCGGGAATACGGCAAATAACGCACCGCCACTTTTGTATTTTGTCGGGATAAGTGTGTTTGTAGCCTCCATTTGATAAGCCAAAACCCTTATTGCCTCGACTTTTCCGCTTACGTCTAATATCGGAACCGTTTGAATATATCTTTTTTGGGTCGCGGTTCCACCGCCTTGAAACGCCTTGAATGTTGCGTTAACCGCCAATCTTTCCGGTTTTATTGCAAACGGCAGTGGTACGACTATCCCGTCGGTAAGCGATACCGTAGAGTTGAACAGAAGTTCTTGCCTCATGAGGCTCATCAACATGCTGGCACTCTCAAGCCCATTCGTGTAGTACAACCCGTTCGAATTAAGTATATATCCCTGCCCTGATTCTGCTGCGTCATATACATATATTCCCCCTATTCCCGCGGGTCCGACACTCGCCCCAATCTCTACGTTGTTTTCCAACTCGATCTTGTCATCGGTTTCTGACAATATCGCCAGTTTTGACGCGTGTATTGTTCTGGCTTCAATCCTTGCGGCATCCAGATAACCGGTCGTGATTTTTCCTGCATCAATGCTTCCAACACGAAAATTCGAGATTTTTCCTTCAAGAATGTCATCGCCGGAAGAATCCGATGTGAGCCAACCAGAGGTAACGCTGTTCGGTTTTACTGCGCGCACGCGGTAATAGTAGCATTTGCCGTCAACGGCAGTCGTATCTTCGAAATAATCTTCTTTTGTGTACCAGGTCATTTCCCAACTGTCTGCCGTGTCTGCGTAGGTTCTTTGCACTTCGAAATACAATCTTTTGGGATCATAAGAAGCAACCCAGAAGAATAAAATTCCGGTTGCGCATCCAATCAGTTCGGCACTCGTAGGCGTCGCGGGTGTCGATGTGTCATAAAGCGATGTCGTCGTCTCTTCGTTTGACCAGTCGGACACCTTGCCATTCACATCGACTGCGCGGACTCTCACGGAAACAAGGATGTTTTCTGTTACGGGGAGCGATAACGTCTGCTGAACGGTCGAATATATACCGATGAGTTTCTTTTGTTCCCCAGTCCCTTCGTAGACTTCAACCTCATAGTGCGAATGATTGTCTTTTTTGGTATGAGTCCACGTAGCAGTAACGATTGAGATGTATGTGTAGGCCTTTTCGAGTGACCCCAGTACGGGAGCATTGGGAACTTCGCTTGTTGTTGTGGTGTGGTTTGAGGACCAATCAGACCACTCGGAAACTTCTCCATCTGCAATATGCCGGATCGATGCTTTGTAACTCTGATTCTCGTTCACACAAACAGCAGCGACAAACGGGCTCGTTGCCCCTACGATGTTAAGGTATGTCTGTTCTGCGAATAGTGTGTTGTTGTACACCCTCGCTTCATATTCTCCCGCATCTGCTATTGTAATCAATAGGTATACTTTATTATCTAATCTTGATTCCGACGAGAGCGTTGGCGCAGAAGGTGTTGCAAGCGAAGGTGTCGATTGACCTTCCGGCACAGTCGGGCCGTATGTCGTCGTTGAGTCGCATACTGTCGAGTCATAAGCTGACCGATCCGCGCGGCCCGATATCTCCCAGGTGTCCTTATCCATCGAATATTCCAACGACTCAGCAACGATCAACGCACCGTCGTAATCGATCGTATAACCAGGATCACTGTGTTCTGCGACCCATGTACCAATGAGCGGGACGATAGCGGGGTTAACAACAGTAAAAGACAGCTCTTCTTGCGGAAAGGCTTTCTCCCAGTTCATTCGCCGTTTATTCCATCCTTCGTCCTCGACGATTATCGGGCTATCCAACAGCCATTCCTCTGTGTACCCATCCTCGGACGAATCGTCAATTGCAACTTCGATCATTTGCTGGTCTACGCCTTGAATCTTCATGTTCCAATACAGCAGTTCGCGGCTGAATCCCGATGAGTTCGTAAACTTCACTCGTAATCGGTTAGGGTTAATCAGATATCCCGCAGGGTTGCTATCAACGAAGTTGGAATTGTACGTAGTTGCGTCAAATACAACATCGGGGCATCCTGTGAAATCAATGTTGTTTGCGATCACTTTCAGCACAGGCATTTCGAACTCGATATAATGTTCGTTGTCTCCTACACCAACGCCGCCCGAAGGAATTGAAAACCCATTATCAATTGTCGCCAGATACAGGGTATCGATCTTGTGTGTTTTTGTGTGGCAATCAATAACCCATCGGTTATGCGCGCGAGGCGGGTATTCAAGCGCAATACCCGCCGCGTCATCTGCTCCTATTTCCACATACGGATCTGGATCGTAGATCGACGCATCCGCAATTAGACAACCCTGTTCGATAACAAGTGTGGGCGTTTCCAACCCTGGAGAGGCGTAGATTCTCCCACCAGTCGCGTCTGCAAGTTGCCGGAGAATTTCCTCGAAAGTCGTCTCCGGTTCAATGTAATAATATCCGATCTCGGGTTCGACATATGACCCAGACGCGTTCGGAGAGAACGAAACCGAAAAGTCGATCTCGTTCGCGACAAGCGTAACAATCTCGGCAAACGTTTTATCGACAAAAAGCATTCCGGCTGTTTTTTCCTTTAACTTCAAATACAGCAAGTCTTTTACCGTAACTCTAACGCTTTTGTTATCCTCGCTCCAAGAATGCCGCTCAACCTTCCCCAAAAGCAAAACGGAACCGTCGAGGAATCCTTGGTCGTTCCTGCGGGTTGATGTTATCCTGATGATCTGCCCCTTCGGATAATTCGTGTAAGCGGTTGCCTCGCTTGATTCGTGGATATCCAGCACGGCAACCGATGAACCCACAGAAGAAAAGGGGCGGGAGTAGGATACCCGCCCTGATTCGTAATAGTCTGTTACGTCTTGCCAACCACCGAAAATCTTCCGTTCTACCTTAACATCCATCAAGTACCATCTTCTTCGAGGTTAATATCGATTTTGTAATATTCTTCCCCAGAAACCAGCGTAATCGCCCGGCATCCCTTGAGGTTCATCACGCAGGTATAAGATTGCCCGTCAATCGAGGCAGATACCGTATTTTCTTCCAGCAGAGAAAAAAGGGTCTCTTTGTCAGTTTTGTCACAGTAAAATGAGATATTCCACGCGCGCCGAATCTTAACCCGCGTCCGGTAAATCTTGCCAGTAACACTGCGATTTTCGATCGTGGAATCCGTCGGTGCTTCGTCGAGATCGTCAGGATCAAATGATATAGTCGTTGTTGATCCGTTTGATATAGTCACGTAATAGCTCATGCGAATACCTTCACCCCTTTATCCTTCCAATACCGAATAAGCGCATCAGAAAGCGTTTCAAGGCTCTTATCGTCTGTGTCAAGCACAGTATTTCCAGTAAACGTGATCGTGAAATTATTCGTGATTGGCTGATGCCAGCCAGCCGCCGTCGATCCAGACGCTTCTTCCTCTTCTTCGCTATTCCCCATCCCTGATGTTAGTTTTCCGATGTCTATATACTTCAACAACGGGATGTTTACGTAAGGGATCATATTGATAAGCGAAATAACCCCGTTGATGAGTCCGATAATCGCATTAACAACATAAGCCAACCCGACCGCCAACGCTTCGAACACAGGCATCAGCGCTTCTACAATTGGTAACAGGATTTCACCCAGTATCAACCCAAGACGATACAAGGGTTCCTGCAAACGCTCGAACGCGGGAGATAGTACCTTCATAATCCCTTCTTTGAGTGGGTTAACGATAAAGTCTTTGATCGTGTTGAATACTTTTTTCGCGAAGTTGATCAGCATATCTTGGGCTTTTGAAAAGGCTGTCGATTGCTTTTCTTGCGTTTTTTGTATACTCTCGGATAGCTCGGCATCCGCTGATTCACTTAACCCTGTGGACCCTGGAGAGACCAACGAAGACATCGAGGTGTTAAGTTCTTCAACACCTTCACTTAGGTTAATCGTCGCCTGTTCAACACCACCCAGCGCCGATATCATCGAAAACCCGTCGCCGGAAGCGAACCCTCCGCTGACATATCCACCCAGTTTGAACCCTCTGCGATTTTGTTCAAGAACATCAAACAGCGCCGGGAATCGCTTAACCATCCACGCGGGCGCTACCCATTCGCCACCGTGTACGACTCCGGCGACTTGATCTTCAGGATATGCTCCAGTATAACCGCCGCTTTTTTTTCCCGTTAATTGTAAGTCCGGGAGATCAAGGTTCAATGCTTTAAGTTGCGCGACGAGAGCGGTTAGGTCGCCTTCTATTTTCAGCTTGTAGGTCTTGTTATCGAACGTCTCAACCAAAAAACCGCTCAAAGCCTCATAAATCGCAAGCATCTGTTCTTCGGTTTCCATCACAGCCGCGAGCGCTTCGATGTTCATCCCGAAGAGGTATTCCGCGAGATAGTTCATCCGTTCGTCCACGGTCGCCATTTTGCTCAATGTTTCGTTCAGATGATTCTGCATTTCCGGTGTGATATTGATGTCTGATATGCTCTTAATTGCTTCTGCTGCCTCCGTTGCGCTTAGGTTCATCTGTTCCATAACTGTACCCAACGAACCTGCACTGTCTGGAAGTGTGTTTTGTAGTTCGGTAACCGCAGTGGCAGCGTCTTGCACGGCTTGTCCTTTGCCGGTGATCATGTCCATAAGCTCTCGGAGTCCCGGGACACTGTCAATAAACCCATCAAACCATTCACGGATCATCTGACCCAGTTGGTTCAACCATTCAGGGATTTTTGATAATAGGTCCACAACGAGAAATGTCGCTGTGGAAACGACGACGTACAAGTCATTCAGAAATCCTTCCCCAAGGAATCCTTTGCCACTTGCAGTCTTAATCAATTCTAACGCCATACTCTGCATATATTCGTTCTGGCCTTTTGCGGCATTATATATCTCGGTTTGTAACCAGTTCAACCCGGCTTTGATCTCTGCGTCGTCTTGTACGCGGAAGCTCTCCTTAACCGCGTCCCCGACCTGCGCGATCGGATCGGCGAGCTTGTCCCCGATGAACCCTATCGCGACGGTTATCAGCAACGGCACAACGAAACCTTTCAACGCGCTGCCTTTCGCGCCCGCGAGGGACATCATCGACTGAATCGAGTTCATCAGCTTAGTTCCAGCATCAGCCGCGAGCGATATCGCAACGACGAATGTCAGCGCTTGAGCGACCTTCGTGATCATATCTGCCCACTCAGAAGAACCTAGCAAAGCGGTTAAACCATCTCTTAACCCGTTCCAGAGCGCTTCGAATTTTTCCATGTTCGTTAGCAGCAACCCTACCGCGGTCGCCATTTGCAAGATTGGGTTCGCATTAGCGCCGAACAACTTCCCAAGCCCCGAAATTGTAGAATTTCCAATCTTACCTATAACCCCAATTGCAACGCTAATTCCCGTAACAGCCGCGCCCACTTCGAGCACTTGAGAAACCAACCTCGTAAACTCTGTGTTTTGAGATAATTCGATAATTTTATCTCCGATGGTTTTCAATGATTCAACAAAATCACCGAGGAAGTTTTGCCCTACCGCTGATCCTAGATCAATAAACGCGTTTTTCACACGGGAGATTTGCACGAGAAAGCCGCTTCCGGCGGCATCGGCGAGTTCTAATTGTTCGGCTGTCGTCTCCATGATCGTCTGATAAATCAGTTGCGCCTTCTCGAGTTCGTTTAATTCTGCAACGGTTTTTTCGATCCCCTGTTCATCCAACCTCATTTGCAATCGTTCATCTGTCGCGTAAATACCGAACTGCTTCAGTCCTCGTGTAAATCCCGTCATCCCGTACATGAGGCCCTGCATCGTCGTCATCATATCCCCGCCCCATATCGTGGAGAGGTTTTCGGATACAAGAACGATCTCGCCGATTTGTTCATTCGTCAAGCCCAGTTCGGACCCTAACTGTTTAGCCTTAGCTGTTACATTCGCGACAGTCGCCATTGTCTCTTCAGAACCAGAACGGACTTTTTTTATTGTTTCTTCGTAGAATGCTAATTCTTCGGCATTGCCACCTGTTGCGGCTGCCATGCGTATCATCGCCGCTTCGTAATCCCCGGCAGCTTTCAAAGATCCACCCAGCGCGCCAGTAATCGCTGTAAACGGGACCAACGCAGCTTTTCCGACTTGTTCCATCGATGTGAAAGCGCTTTTCATGCTATCCGAAAACTTTTCCAACTTCGTTTGAGCGTTTGCAACTCCTTGTGTATATTCTTTGTCGTCCAATTTTATCTTCGCGATCAATGCCGGAAGTTCTACTGCCATGTCATCACCTCCCCTTGCCCTTGTCTTTTGATTCGTCTACACGTTTCTTTTCGATCTTCGATCTCACGGCTCGATATCCCAACCAATACAGAAGTTGTCTCTTATCCATCGAGGCGATCACTTCTTCCACGTTAGGAACGTGCCAGTATTCGGCCGCAAGTTCATAAATTGCGAACTTAAGCGGGACTTCTTCTGTCTCGACCGCTTCGTCTCCACCGAATATCTCGTAAGCGCTATCGAAACTCGGCGCGGCTGATGCCGCTCAGTTCTCCAATCGCGTCGGCGATTTGGGCAAAGAACCCTATCGGAATACCTGTGCCGATCAGCGTGTCAATTTTTTCGTATAGCGTGTTTCCTTCGATCGGAAATTGCGCTTGATCGATCCCATGAATAACCATTGCGTAGGTTCTCAACCGGTCAATCTTCGCCTTCTGCTCGAGGTATTCTTCGTCTTCGTAGTTGCAAGAAAAACTCTTCGTCGCCTTGATAAACTTCTTCGGCGGTTGCGGATAAGGAAGCTCTTCGGAGATGATGTCGTTAATGTTGGATGAAAGTGAAATGATCGGTATATCAAGCACTTTATCATCTAGTTTTAACTGAAAAACAGATCGTTGATTAAACATTCCTGCGTCTTGTTTTGTGAATCCTGCCATTTTTAATCGCTCCTTTTTATGCAATGTTCTCATGGTCTTCCGCGACCATTCGCACATTCTTTTTAATAACCGAATCGTCATTTCGACCTAATGATTCTATTCGACAATTTTTGAATAGTGTATGATGACACAACGTCTTAGAGCCGTTTGAATAGTCGATCACTTCAACATTGAATACCTTTTCGTTGTCTGCCAGATAGTCGAAGAGTGTCGCGATGTTTTCCTGTAAGTCCGGAATTGCGGGAATACTTCCGTCACTGTATACCCACGCGTCGCCAAAGGCCCATTGCCCCAATACCCCCCGCCCGTATTCATCCAGTTGTGTCGCGTATTGGTTGACTGAGTAAAAGTGATCAAGATATAGTGTATCAAACGCTATGGATATCTTTCTGCCAAGCACACGATGAGAATATAACTTCGATGTAAGAGGTTTTCGAGTAAACAGTTCGAGGGATAGGTTAAACGAGAAGCCCTCCGCAAAAAGAAGGGCTATCGTTTCGCCTGAATATATAACGTTAATGTAGGCATCCCTCTTTCCGTAGGAAGCCATAATCCGCCACCTTACTCGGCGGTTTCGGTTTCTGAGAAGAGTCTTTCACCAAAAGCGCCTGCGTCGTATTTCCCAAACACAATACCATTTGCTGTCAATATTGAGTATTCGTCGCCTTCCTTGAATACAACATCCCCGGGATCGAAGAAAACATTATACAGTTTGATCGTCTCTTCTAGGTCCCCGCTTACCGGATCATACAGTTCATACTCAATGTTTACCGTCGGGTACTCTTCAGGAATTCCGTCGTTAGTTACTGCCGTTGTCGCATCTGGATCACAGAGCGCGTTTTTAATATTTTTATTCACGTACTTCGAGGAAAAAGAGCATTTCCCAAATCCGTTAAATATATCATTCGCTTTCACATGATCCAGTTCTCCGGCTCGATTCTTTATCGCGATCGGTTCTGATTGTTCGGGATCATTGTAAGTAAAATCACCCTCCGGAAAGGCAAGCGCAGTCGCGGATGCCGACGCGACGCCGCCGATTATGTTTAACTTTGCATCTCTTGAGTTCTTAGTTATTGCCACTTCGTCACCTCCTAGGTCACGTCCACAAATTTTCGAACGCCGGTGTCAATCTTACCGAAGATAATACCCGTCGCGGATAAAGTGCTGTATTTACCAGATTCTTTGAATACGACTTTTCCTGGGTCGAAGAAAACATTGTATAATGTATGCGTTTCTTCCGTCGCACCTGCTTCGCTTTTGAGTATCATCTTCACGTTGACGGTTTTGTATCGCGAATTGATCTTGTCCGCCTCGATTGCCGATGTCGTCGCTGGATTACACATGAGTCCTTTTATCGTTTTATCAACATACTTAAATGTGAAGGAACATTGGCCATATCCACTAAAAGCATCATTGCTCTTAATGTGCGCCAGCGCGCCAGTCCGTTCTTTGACAACAATCGGTTCGTTTCTCTTCGGTTCGTTGTATGTGAAATCGCCTTCACAAAACGTGATAGTTGTTTCCACAGCCGACGGCGTTGACCCATCAATTATCGATAGCACGCCATCCCGTTTGTTCTTCGTTACTGCCACTTCGTCACCTCCAATAGTTGATCCGCGCTGTCGTTACAGACTTCTTTCCGATTTCGAGGTCTAAGAATACTGTATTCAAGGCAGTTATCCGTACAACATCGCCGTTGCTGAGTGATAGCTTTTGTTTGAGCAAATCAGTTATCCTTTTAGTTAGTGTGTAAATACTGTAAGCGTTTGTCCCTCTCGAATATGCTGTTATGTGAGCCTTTAGCGTCTGTTCTTGCGCAGTAACGCCCGAGTCAGATTCGGCCCCATCATATTCGATCAGTATGTATTCGGTAAGCGTTGTAAGATCAATATCGTTGCCAAAAGAAAGACTTACAGTCGTTAAGGTGTCTTGAAACTTTTTGTTGAGGTAAGGAATAATGGCAGTCATCCAACCGCCTCCTTAATCGCTTGTACTATCATGTCGTTGAATCGTTTTTCGTTATCGTCTAAAGTCTCGGTAAAATGTAATTGCGGGTTAGTTCCGTGTGCAGCAATCCCATCTATAACGGCCATCGTGAATGGATACACGTCTTCATCGCTAATCCCAAAATCGTGCCGTTTTCGCCATGCCCATTCATAAATTGGTTGAAACGGGGGACGGTGCGGTCTTGTCCCAAACTCGATATATGGAGCATGCGCGGCTGTCGAACCAATCTCGCCTTCAAGCCCTCGCGATTTTTGATATACGCTTTGAAGCAGTTGCCCGGTGTCCGTGCTCATCTCCGAAATTCTGTCCGTGACCTGTGCTTCAAGCAATATAACAAACTTCTGGAGTGCTTTTTCGCATGCCGTTTCAACCGCAACTTTATTTTGAGCCAATGCTTCTTTGAACTGCCTTTTTGATTCTTCTGTCAACGTCATCGTAATCATTTCACAAGCTCCAGCACGTACACGTCGCGCTGGCTCCAATACTCTACGGATCGGATATTGTACGTATCCGACCCGACGATAATTTTATCTTTCCCGACTGCGGGTCTGTTGACAAGGCTCACGAAATATCCTTTGTAACTCCCTAACTGGTAACCTCTTGATATGTCTTGAGGAGCAGAAGGCACAATACATCCGTAAACAGTCGCGTCTGATGTCGTGTCAGTAACTGCTCCTGTAATAGTATTAAATGTGCCTTGCGCCGTTACCCGCCGGAACGTCATCGATGAAAAGAAACGCGGGGCGATCATGTGAAATCACCGCTCGCCCACGCCCATCTTGACCGTAACTGTAATGCTAACTGCATTATTTCGGCCTTGGTATACGTTTCGGACAAGCCGCCAACAGAATAACTTGCCCATCTCACCGGATCGCCAACGATCATTTCGTAACAGTCCGCCCGAGAAAGATCAAGCATCTTGGGTGTCATCGCAACATCTACGCCACCCACAATCGCACCGTTACGTTCTAGAACTCTTGTCAAGTCTGCATCAGCAAACATTTTTTTGTCTGTGTCTACGATCCATCCGCGCAAAGCCGTTAAGTTCGACTCTGCCATGCCGATCACCTCGTTTCTCGAGTACGCTTACCAGAATTTGAACGGATATACTTTGATACTGGTATTCGTCGCGCTTTCAAAATACATGCTGATGGTTGTGTCGCTCGCCTGAACAAATCTCCAGCTTTCCAGCGGTGGTATAACGTAATTAAGCGCCGCGGTTGTGGCGTGAGTCAAAGAAATCGTCCCTTCACCGGACCCGTCATAGTCCCCGGCGCGTATCGTGAGCGTAATCGTCGGACTTGTCGCGTCAGTCGGGGCAAGCGCAACAAAGAATCCGATCTTTGAGTCTTCTTCGTACAAAAACGTCATCGTTCCACTTGCGGTTAACGATTGAGCTGTGACAGCGGTTATCGTGTTTTTGCTGATCAACGTCGGCGTAATCGTAGCGGCAATAAGCGCCACCGCTGCAAAGACAACTAATAACGAAAATGTAATCTTACGCATCTTCATCATCTCCTCATGTTCCTTTAATTGCTGATACTCTTACAAAACAGTTCGGCTGAACCACTTTCGCACCGTACACATACAAACCTTTCACAGCGTCCGCAAATCGTTTTTCCATGCGGTAAGGTTCGATTGTAGCAACCTGCCCTGCGTAAGATATCGCGCCTTTGGTTCCGGCTAAGACGTAATAAGTTGTGCTAGATGTTTTAAGGTTGTTCGATCTCTTTATTGCCATTCCAGCAACGACTGGGATCGTTCCTGTTCTCATGTAATCTTGCCATGCTTGCTTGTATTCGTCAGTCTTAAGTAATGCGGCGTGGAACCAAGGCGGGATAACAGCCCAGCGGTCAACGTCCGGCACATTCTTCGCGTCCATTTCGGCGCCGACTTCAACGAGTAAATCATAAGCGTTTTTCTCGCCAGAACCGCTTCCAACTGTATAACCTGATCCACTATTATCCAGCTTGATTCCGGCGCTCGAGTGAAATCCAGCGATCCACATATCGATCACATCGCCGATTCCATAAGCTGCCCGTTTCATCGCCTCGTCCATCAGTTTCGGCGTTGTCTGAGCCTTATCTATATCGTCAACCTGAAAATTGAATGATTTTGCTTGGTCAATGTTAAGAACCTGCTGCGCTCCGGTCAATGTTTCAGGATCGCCAAGATCTGAATTTTTCGTGTAATCAGATATCGTTACCTCTCCAATTTGGTTTATCTTTACTGTTGATCCTGCACCTTTGATGTCGCCTTCGTAGTCAGTGTTTACAAGGTCTTTGAACACAAGTTTTTTGTCAAGATGGTCTAAGAGTCTCGCAGACCATATCTCAGGAATAAAATTGTCTAATGCCACTTTTTGTCATCTCCTTTTAAGGTTTTTTGTTTAGCCCCGGTAATAATTCGGGGTTGCTGTTGAATATGTCGTTAATCTGTTTGGGTGTCATTGCCTTCAACTGTTCACGTGTTAACGCTTTCCCAGCATGACTGTTCGGAAGAAAAGACCCGCGTTCTTTGTCCCTGATCGCTGTATTCACCGATTCTTGCTTGATCTCAACAAATCGCCGAATCGCTTTTTCTCGCTTCTCTAAATCGTCAACACCTTCGAATACCTCGATCAGTTCAGCGGGAAGTTTTTCTTGCGCAAGAAGCCTCATTGTCTCAAAGTCCATTTCGCGCTTTCGTATCTCCCGTTCTTTTTCGATCAACTCTTGTTCTTTCTTTTTCGTCAATTCCTTCGCGCGGTCTTCTTCGGATAATTTTGCCATCTCAATTTCTGCCTTGAGAGAATCGAGCTGTTCCTTCCATTTTTTTTGAGCCTCGGTCACCCTCTTATCCGACTCCCGTTGCAATAACGCCTGAACTTCTTTTTCGGTAAAAGTCTTGTCAGAAACCGCCTTTAAATCTTCCGAACCTTCGATATTCTTCGCTGGTTCCGCTATCGGCCCCATCTTTGAATTTGAAGTGTCGGAGGTCATTGTCTGCGTGTTCTGTTCTTTTCCCTCTGCCATTTCGTTCACTCCTTTTGTTTGTCAAATAAAAAAGAGCCCGAAGGCTCTTTACTTTGGCACCGCTTGCCACCGATGCCTACACTGTATGTGCGGGTGTGAATCCATCGACTTTACCTCTTCCCAGGTGTATGGATTCCGCGTTTCCGTTCGTCGCAGATCTCCGTCGTGCGTTCGTCGTCAGGACCAACCCAGTTATACACATATTCGTCTGGATCCCCCGTTGATCCATACGCCTCAACGATCGCCGATTGATAAACACGTTCCATCTGATCACGAATCATCATCTTCGGACGCGATTGATCGTTGCCGATCGGTTTAATACGATTGTAAGCGTCCAGATAACTCTCGCCGTTCAAGAACGAGACGTACAGCTGCGACTTGATCTTCTTGATCATGTCATCCTGATAATTGTCCATGAACGCCAATCCTGCTTGTTTCAGCCTGTCCAATTCCCTTTGTGATATCGCGTTCCAGTTAATCGCAGTTTTCAACTCGTTTTTTATTACGCCCGAAATTGTTTTTTCGTAAACTTCGACCATCACTTCTGAATACTTCCCGCGAAAATCCTTGACTTGTTCAGCGAGCATTTCACGCGCTTTTCGGAGTTTGGTTTTCATCGTCTTGGGATACATCGTGCGCCGACTGGATAATAACATTTCAAGGCTGTCAATGTACTGGAGTTGCAATGCAATAAGTTGTCTTGCAAACGCTTGCGCCGTTGACTCATGCGGAGGTATCGCGATACTCATCGGCTATCATCTGTCTTTCCTCATCGTAATCGTAACCCAAGGAATCCGCAATCGTTCTCAAAGACACAACGCCAATTCCATTCAGCGTGATCATTTCGTTCAGAATCGAGTCGGTATCTTCAGGTATCGCTTCTTCTGTCTTATATGATACATCCACGTGCTGCCCGGTTTCCATAAGTATTATCAATTCGAATATTTTTTCGAATATTCGGAAATACGTGTCTTTTAGACCGTTGATTTTTTTCTTCAGCGTCTGTAGTTTCAACTTCAAAGCATATCCCGAAGCAGTCGCGGAAATATCTTGAAGCATCAATTCGGGCATTTTGTTCTTAACGATAACTTCCAGAAGTTCAATGCGCCGCAGCATCGAATCAATAACGTTCCCTTGATATTCTAAGATACTAACGTGCCCCTCTTTGTTCGGGTTATACCAAACGTTGGCGTCTTTTTTTAATTCCGCGGAACTTGCACCTGTAACGATGATGTGCGGGTTCGCGTATCGATCTTCAATGCGAGATATTCTGCTGTGTATCGAATTGATCTCATCTACCTGTTCGAGGATCGTTTCCCATTCAGCTTCACCCTGCCAATCTTCCAAGTCAGGATTGACGGATGTTCGATTCGCAACCATAAACATCAACGGCACACCATATTGGTTAGGGATACTTGTTTCCACCTTGCCGTCTTTGAATCGCGCATATGCTTTATCAGTGAATATCTCTCGGTATTTGATCGCTTTGTTGTTAACGCACGTCACCCATTCGATATCCCATCCATCATCGAGCTTCGTAATCAACGCGCCGGACAACGGAACCGTGCCGATCCGAATCTTGCCGTCTTCGTCTTTACCGATCTTGATAGCAGTCGTGCCGAGAACCAATCCTTGAATAATCGTTTTAAGCCTCACTTGTTGCCAGTTATTGTCACGGAGAATATCTAACAAGACATCTTTTAACTCTGGGCGATCTGCGATAACGATCTCTTCCCAACCGCCCAGGATATACCCGGCGTCTAATTTAACGAGTTCTTGATTATAATTCACGATCTGCCTTGTTTGCGCGACCAGTTCACCCGTAGAATCGTACGCCAGAAACAAACCCTTGCGTCGGCAATAGTCTTCCGAGTAATTGCCGAAGAACACATCGATCAGTTCTGTAAAACTTCTCAAGCTACCACCTCACCAATCGATCCTTCCGGATCGAATTGTGTTATCGTTTCTCAAGGACTCGGTCGCGTATCGCAACGCCGCCATTGCATCGTCTTTAAAGGGCACAGGCTCTTCCAAAACGTTTCCGTCCTTATCCTCTTTGTATTTCCACGTCTGAAATTCGGCTATCGTGTTCGGACATCGGCTCGAGTCAACGTGTATTCGATGCCTCCTGAGAAAGTCGATTCCCGCCTTCACAGAGTCCGGCCCCTTTTTTGCTGGGACAACCAACATCCCGGAACGCCTGAACTCTTCGATCCTGTCTGGTTCGGCGCTGTCTGCGACGATCCTTTCGCCCGAGCTTGCTTTCGCCTTGACCGCTTGAATGAGGTCCGTGTTCGTCAGGCCTCTTTCGTATATCTCATCGAATATGTATAACTCGCCATCCTTGATCCCCACACTGAGGAACGCGCTCGCGTGATTGAATCCGAAGTCCATTCCATACACGACTTGATCGTAAAACCTTTTCTCTCCCGGGAGACGTTCCGCAACCCAGTTCGTAAGAATGAGATTTCCAAGGACACCCCAGTCCCCGAGGGCGTAGATTCGAAAGTACATCGGGTCCTTTTCTTCCAGCTCTTTCAGAACCGTTTTATACTCTTCGTCAATGAAGCGGTTATCCTCGAAGG